CACGCCGTGCGCCGAGACCGGGCGCGCACGCTGACGAAGTTCACGCTCGAGTCTGACGAGCTCTTTGAGCTCCGCGCCAATGGGGGCGTGCTGTTCAACGCGTTTCAAGAGACGGTGCGCAGCATGACCAGTCTCTTGCTCTCCGATCCCGTGCGCTTGGGCGACGGGCTGCCGGACGTGCTGCGGCAGCATTGGGAGGCGCTCGACTCGGCGGGGCGGCACGCGGACGTGTTCCTGCACGACGCGGTGCTGGACGCGATGCTGGTGGGCACGGCCGGCATCCTCGTGGACGCGCCCCCACGGCCCGCGGAGCTGGACGATCGGGTGCTCAGCGCGGAGGAGGAACTCCGCTTCCGCCTGCGGCCGTACTGGCACTGGTACACGGCGGAGCAGATCGTTACGACGCACTACCACCAACGCGACGGGCAGGTGGTGTTGACCCTCGTCGTGCTTCGGGAGGATGTGCCGGTGCCGGTGGGGTTGTTCGCGGAGGGCGTGCGCACGCAGTACCGCGTCTACCGGCTCGACACGACCGCCGGAGTGCCCATCGTACGTTGGGAAGTGTGGGTGCAGCCCAAGCCCGGCGCGCCGTTCGCGATCGACACGCAGGGCACCGTGTCGAACGTGACGCGGATCCCGTTTGTCCCCCTCGCGCTGGGGCGGGGCGCGCACCCCGTCTACCGGGAGCCCGTGTTCCAGAACCTCGCGGACATCAACCTACGGCACTGGCGCACGGATGTGGCGCACCACTGGAACCTGCACATGCAAGCCTACGGGGTTGCGGTGCGGGTGGGCGCGGAGCGCGACCCGCAGACCGGGGAGTACCCGCCCTTGCGCCTCGGCCCGACGAGTAAGGTCGATGTGCCGATCGGGGGGAGTTTCACGTTCGTCGGTCCACCGGACAGCGCCTACGCGCATCAGCGCTTGTCGATGCGGGATGACGAGACGCGCATGGGTACGTTGGGGTTGCAGTTCCTGAGCCCCGACACGCGGCAGGCGGAGACCGCTACGGCCAAGAAGCTGGACCAGCGCAGCGCCAACGCCAACATCCGCGTCGTCGCGCAGCGTGTGCGGGATGCGGTGGAGACGGCGCTCAAGTTTCACTGCGAGATGCTGCGCCTCGACCCCGAGATGGCAGAGGTCGCGTTCCGGCTGGACCTGGATGCGCAGGGCCTCGACCCCGCGCTGCTGAGCGCGCTCAGTACGCTCGAGGAACGCGGGCAGCTGACGTTGCGAACGCTGCTGCGGACCGTGCAGCTGGGCCGGCTGCCCGATGACTTCGACGCCGACGACGAGGTGGACGCGGTGTCGGACGCCAAGGCGGAAGCCGCGTTCCGTGCCGTCACGGCGGGCCTGGGTGCCGAGAACCGGTCGTCATCCGATGACGACGGAGCCGACGACGGAGCCGGAGCCGACGCGTGAGACGCTGGGTAGACGAGGTGCCGTGGGTTCTGGCGACGCTTGTGGCCGCTGTGCTAGAGCTGGTGCTGGTAGTGTGGGGGCCGGTGCAGCGCTGGTGGAGCGCGCGTGCGCGCTGAGGCCTTGCTGCGGCGTGCGGAAGCACGGGTGCGCGCGCTCACCCCGCCGCTTCGCCGGGCCTATGCGCGGTGGGTGGAGACGCAGGTGGACGTGGCGACGCGGCGGGAGGTGTTGGGGTTGCTCGCGCAGGGCAACGTCGACGGGGCCTTCGCGCGTATCGTCGCGGACCCCGTTGTCGTGGGCGCCGCAAAGCGTGTGCGCATCGAGTGGCAGGGGGCGCTCGCCAAGCACGCCCAGTGGGCCACGCGGGAGTTGCCGAAGGCGCTGCGGGCACCTGGCGCCCTGTGGGACCCCAGCGCGGTGGAGGCGCGAGCGTGGGTAGCGCAGTGGACCGACAAGCTGTTCGCCACACAAACCGCGTCGTTCAAGGCGTCACTTCGCGCGCTGACGAACTACTCGTTGGAGCAGCGCTTGACGACGGGCGAGTTGTCCAGCGCCGTGCGGTCCATGTACAGCCTGACCGCGCACGATGTGCGCATCGTCGCGAACTACCGCGCAGAGCTCCTCCGCGGGGACGCGAACGCCCTGCGGCGCGTGCTGCGAGACGCGCGCCGAGACCCGACCGTTCGCAAAGCCCTCGAGTCTGGCAAGCCGCTTACGTCAGAGCAGGTCGAACGCGCGGTCGCGCACTACGCCGACGCCTTGCGGTCCTGGCGGGCGGACGCCTATGTTCGTACCCTGGGGCAGCAAGCGCAGCGCGCGGGGCAGCAGACGGCGTATGAGCAGGCGGTTGTGGACATGGGTGTCGATCGGTCGCAGGTCGTGCGCGTGTGGTGGACCTCCGAAGACGAAGAGGTGCGGGAGAGCCATGCGCAGATGCACGGGGTGGAGGTGGGGCTGGACGAGCCGTGGCAGGTCCCTGGCGTCGGACCGCAAATGGTGCCGGGGGAGGATGAGTGGAACTGCCGGTGCGTGGTGGTGTACCGCGTGACCGGGAAGCGTTGACCATTAGACCGGGGGTTGCACATGCCGTTGAAGGCCGTAGTGGACACGCTGGACGGAGTGCCCGAGGGGCAGCGCGAGCTCTACACGGAGCAGAATGGGAAGTACGTGCTGCAAGTCGCGGACCTGGACGGGCACCCCGCCATCGACGGGCTCAAGCGCAAGAACGGGGAGCTGCTGGGGGAGCTCTCGACGCTGCGCAGCAAGTTCAAGCCGTTCGAGGCCCTCGACCCCGCGCGCATCGAGGCGCTGCTCAAGGCCGAGGACGATCAGCAGCGCAAGAAGCAGCAGGACGCGGGGGATTGGGACGCGCGGGAGAAGGCGCTGCACGATCAGTATCGAGACAAGGAAATCGGTCCGCGAGACGCGCGCATCACCACGCTCACCGCTGCGCTGGAACGGGAGATGGTGACGGCGCGTGCGATCCAGGCCGCGGAAGCGGAGGGCGCGTTCGCCACGCTGCTGCTCCCGCACCTGCTGCCGCAGCTCCAGCTGGTTGAGGAGAACGGGACGTTCCACGTGCGCGTCCGCGACCCGGAGGACCCGCGGAAGTACCGGCTCGGTGGGGCGGACGGGAGCTACATGAGCATTTCCGCGCTGGTGAAGGAGATGCGGGGCAAGAAGGAGTTCCTGCCGCTGTTCAAGGGAAGTGGCGCCAACGGCAGTGGTGCGGGGGACGCGCCGCCGGGCGCGCCGCCCGCGGCCGGGGATCCCCAGAACTGGACGGACAAGCAGCGCGCGGACTACGTCGCGGCGAACGGGCTGAACGCGTTTCTGGCCCTGCGCGGCATCACGGTCGCCTGAGGCGCAGGGCGGCAACCCCGGTACGGTGTACCCCGGCACCGACCGGGGTTTGCCGTCTCCCGTGCTCGCGGGTACTGTTGGGGTGCCGGGTGTGCGGTTGGGCCGCACGCCCACCAGGCGGGGTGTGCGGTTGGGCCGCTCCCCGCGCCGCGTACCCCGTTGGGCGGGGGCGCAACTAGTGCCGCTGCGGACTCGCCGGGCGGCAACGCGGGCGACACCTTTACGAGACTTCCACCATGCCCATCGGCACCAAAGCGGACTTCCGGATCTACCAGGACGAGTTCTTCGCGGGGATGTACGAGACGCTCCAGACGAACATCAACGTCTTCAATGGCGCCTCGAACGGTGCCATCACGCTCTCCAGCGAGCTCCTCCGCGGTGATTTCGACAAGCAGGCGTTCATGCGCGCGCTGGTCAACTCCGAAGCGGTTGCGCGGCGGGACCCCACCAGCGTGGCGCCCGTGACGGACTCCGCGCTGCTGATGGGCGAGGTGGCGAGCATCAAGCTCAACCGGCGCTTCGGTCCGTACGCCAACACCATCGACCAGTGGAAGAAGATCGCGAAGGACCCAGGCGAGTTCTCCGTCGCCATGGGTCGGCTGTTCGCCGAGCAGAAGACGTACGAGATGCTCAACGCCGCGCTGGTGTCCCTCGAGGCCTCGATCGGCACGGTCGCCGCGCTCGGGCACACCATCGCCGCCAACGGCACCATGACGCACTCGGCGCTGGTCAGTGGTATGTCGAAGATGGGAGACAAGGCGGACAACATTGTCTGCTGGGTCATGCACTCGAAGCCCTGGTTCGATCTCATCCAGCAGTCGCTGACGGACAAGATCTTCGGCGTCGCCAACATCACTGTCTTTCAGGGGCTCACGGGGACGCTCGGCAAGCCGGTCATCGTGACGGACATGCCTTCGCTCCTCAACGCGGGCACGCCGGACCTGTACGTCACGCTCGGGCTGACGGCGGGCGCCGCCACGGTGCGAGAGTCCGAGATGCCCACGGTCGAGAGCCAGCTCGTGACGGGTCTCGCCAACCTCGTCATGCGCATCCAGGGGGAGTACGCGTACAACCTCGGCGTCAAGGGCTTCACCTGGGACCTCACCAACGGGGGGCTCAACCCGGACAACACGGCCCTGGCGCTGGGCACGAACTGGGACAAGGTGGCGACGGACAACAAGCAGCTGGCTGGCGTCCGCATCATCAGCGGCTGATCCGTGGACGGGGCACTGGACACCGTGTCCGGTGCCCCGTCGTTCCCCTTCGAGGAGTGCGCATGCTGCTCTACACGAACACGAATACGAACGCCGTGGCGTTGCTGCTGCTCACTCTGGCACAGCATCGCGATGGGCCGAAGGGCCGCCCGCAGATCCGTCGGCGGGACGCGTTCCGTACCGATAGCGCGCCGTTGCCGGACGCGGGTCCGGTGTTTGTGGACTGCACCGAGCCGGGTAGCGACAGCCGTTCCAGCGTCCACGCGATCTCCCACGCGTACCAGAACACTGGGCGGGTGGTGTGGTACATCCGGGACGCGGGTGCGGGGGTCTATCTCGAGCGTGCCAACGATGGTGCGCAGCTGAGCGCAGAAGCCGTCGCCAGCGGGCAGTACGTCGACGCGCTGTGCAGCGCGACGCTGGTGCCCCTGAGCGAGCGCACGGACGAGACGGACGAGACGGACGAGACGGACGAGACGGACGAGACGGAAACGACGCCTGTGAATCCCACGCTGGCAAAGGAGCGCCCGCGCGGGCCGCCGGCGCTGCCGTCGCGCTCGTCCTTGCGGAAGTAACGCATGGCGCTCACGTTGATCAAAACCGTAGGCGCGCCCGACGCCAACGTGTACGGGGACGACGTGGACGCGCAGGCGTACCTCGAATCTGTCCCGTGGGGCGCTGGCTATGCGTCTGTGGCGTCGGAACAGACGCGCTTCTCGCTACTCATCCACGCAACGCGGATGATTGACGCGCTGTGGCCGTGGGCGGGCCAGCGGGCGTCGGACACGCAGGCGCTGGCCTTTCCCCGCGCCAACCTCCCGCGCCCGGACAGCCCGACGGGCGCGTACTACGCGGCCAACGAGATCCCGCCCCTTGTTCGTGCGGCGCAGTACGAGCAAGCCCTCTACCTCGCCCAGCAGCTGGACACCGACCCGGCGTTGTCGTCAATTCTCGACTCCGCCGCGAGCGTGTCCGTTGGGCCGCTCACGCTGGCGCTGTCCCCATCTGCACGTGCGCAGCGCGTTTCGGAGCGGGAAGCGGTGGCGCCGCGAGCTCGCCGACTGCTGACGGGGTTGGTCGCACCGGGCGCGAGGAGTGACGTGTTCACCCGAATCGGGTAGCTATGCCTAACCTCCTCTACACCGAGCTCCGCGGCGTTGTCGGTACGCTGCTCGCCCAGTTTGGGGGGCTGCTGACGTTGGTGGGGAAGACGGGGGTGGCGTACACTGGGCCCACTGACGCCGCGTCGGCGGGCACCACACACACGTTGTTGGCCCGCGCGCTGGATGCGGGGTCGCAAGTCAAGGTGCGGGAGGGTGCGCTCTCGGCGTGTGATGTAGTGCTGTTGGTCGCGATCGATGGCACGTGGCCGGTAGCGGATGTTGCGTGGTCGGCTACGTGGGGTGGGAAAGCGTGGCGCGTCGTGGCGTGGGAAGCCCTCGCGCCGGACGGCGAGACGACGCTGTACTGGTTGTTGGGCTTGCGAGGCGGCGCATGAACATCACCACCAGCAGCGTGCCCGAGTTCCGTCGGTTTCTGGACCAAGTGGTACAGGCGGAAGGCAAGAAGACGGGCGCGTGGGTGTTGGGGGTCGCGTCAGAGCTGCACGCGCGAGTTATCAAGCGCACGCCTATTGCGCGGGTGACGCGCAACACGCGGGGTCGGTCGAAGCGGCGGGCCCTCGCGGCGCGGCGCGCGGGGGAGGCGCGGAAGTGGACGCTCCGCAGTGTCCCCTCGCGGCTCCCCTTCCTGCCTGCCGCCATGGAAATCGAGAGCAACCCGCGAGCGCCGTACGTCGTCGTGCTCGAGTTTGGGCTGTACCCGGGCGTTGGGCCGAAGACGGTGAGGACCTCCGAAGGCGTCTTCAGCACGCAAGCGCCGCAAGGTATGGTGCGCCGGACGTTGGTCGAGTTTGCGGACATCGTGACGGAAGTCGAACGCACGTTGGAGGGCGCCTAACATGCCGGTCGCGGGGCACCCGGATACGGTGTCCGTGTTGCGCACACGGTTGCTGACGACGGCGGGGCTGCCGGCGTGCGCGTGGGCAAACCGCGCGTTCACCCCCACGCCGGGTGTCCCGTTCGTGTCAGACGACTGGCTTGGGGGCACGGATGAACAGCAGGAACTTGGCCCTGGGCGCGTGTACACGTTTCAGGGGGCGTACCAGCTCCTGCTACACTACCCGCGGCAGGCGGGTATCTTGCCCGTGTTGGAGCTCGCGGAGTCCATCAAGCTCGTGTTCCGGTCGGGCGGCTTGTTGACGCCGAGCGGGAAGTTGGTGCGGGTGCTTCGGTTTTCGGAGGGGCCGGAAATGGGGGGCGTGGCCGACTCCGATTGGTTCATCTGGCCCCTCACGCTGTTCTACGAGCTGACGCGATAAGCGTCGTCCAACGCGGAGGGTTTGCCCATGGCCGGTCAGGTTGCCGAGACGGTAGCGCTGCGGTTCGTGAAGGAAGTGACGTACGGCGTCGCGCCGACGACTGGGTGGAAGGAGCTGCGGTACACGTCAGAGTCGCTCAAGCCGGCGGTCGAGACGCAGGAGTCCGAAGAGATCATCGCCACGCGGCAAGTGGCCGGGGACACGCGCGTCTCGGCCAGCGGTGGGGGTGCCATCAACGTGGAGTGGCACTACGGGACGTACGATGACTTCCTCGAGATCGCGCTTGGGGGTACCTGGACCACCAACGTGCTGCAGGTGGGCACGACGATGGGCAGTGTGTCCATCGAGAAGAAGATGTCGGACACGAACCAGTTCATGCTGTTCACGGGAGCGCAGTGCAACGGGTTCTCCCTCACTGCGCAAGCCAAGAGCCGCGTGACCGGCTCGTTCAACTTCCTCAGCAAGTCTCCGTCGTTCTCCGGCGTGCAGACGCACACGCCGGGCAATCCCTCGGCGGTGAACAGCAACGTGCTCTGGAACACCATCGACCACATTCAAGCCACAAACGAAGGGGGTGGCGCGCTGGCCAACGTGGTCGGTTTCAGCATCAGCGTGAACAACGGGCTGCGCGCGCAGCCCCAGCTGGCCGCATCGATCGCAAACAGCGTGTTCGGCGTGGCGGCGGGGGCGTTCACGCTGACGGGCGAGCTGCAGGCGTATTTCCTCAACGCCACGCTGGCCAACAAGTTCATGAACTACACGGAGTCCAGCCTGGACGTCACCGTCGGCGAGTCGGCAGCCAAGAAGTACCAGTTCCTGATCTCCAAGCTCAACTACACGGACCTCGAAGTGGTGGCCGGGGGACGTGGGCAGGACGTGCTGGTCCGCATGCCGTTCAAGGCGAAGATCGACGCGACCGCCACCACGCTGCGTATCACCCGCACGCCGTAATCTACGGCGGGCACACACAACCGAGGAGCGTATGAACCTGCAGACGGTTTTCCAGACGGACACGGCGGCGGAAGTGGACGGGCGCTGGTTTCCCATCGGCTCCGGCGCGCGCATCCGTGTGGCGCGGCTGAACAACCCCAAGTACCGCGAAGTGTTCTCCCGGCTCGTCAAGCCCCACGAGCGCGCGCTGTCGCTGAACTTGCTGGAGGACGAGACGGCGACGGCACTGCTGGTGCGGGCGGAAGCGGAAGCGGTGCTCGTCGGGTGGGAAGGCCTGACGGACGGGCCCAACAATGAGCCTGTCGGACCGTACTCGGTCGAACGTGCCGTGGATCTGCTCACGCGGTACCCGGAGTTCCGGGCGTACGTGCGCGCGCTCGCGTCCGATCTGGCCAACTACCGGCAGCAGACGGTCGAGACGGCCAAGGACGCGCTGGGAAACGGCTGAGCTGGGAGCTGGAATGGGGGCCGCATCTCGACGCACTGGCCGGCGTCATTGAGCAAGGTGCGGCTCCGTTCTGGAACGCCCAGCCGGTTGTCCCCGCCGTGTGGCAGTGGGTGTTGTCTGCGTTCTATGAGCTGTGTACAGAGCGGCCGGTCGGGATGGGCGTGGGGCCTATCCCGTGGAGCAAGGTGGAGCAGTACACGAGGTGGAGTCCGGAGGCGCGGGTAGACCCGGAGTTCTTCCATGCGTGCATCCGGCACCTGGATAGCCTGTATCTGAAGCACGTGCAACCGAGATCCGCGTCAGCATGAGCACGAACGTTGCTACGCTGAAACTGGTGGTAGACTCCAGCGGCGCTGTGCAGGGCATGGGGACGTATGGGGACGCGGTGTCGAAGGGGGGCGCGGCAGCAGAGCAGGCCGCCACAGGTAACGCGGCGCTTCGGGAAAGTCTGCTCAAGCTCAAAGGAATCGTCGCGGGGCTCACGGTGGCGGGGCTCACACGGCAGTTTCTGGAGCTCAGTGAAGCGGCCGTAGAGGTCCAGAGCCGCCTACAGTTCGTGGTTGATGCGGGCACGTCCGCGCGCACGATGTTTCAGGCGTTGGCGCGGGAAGCGACGGCCACAGACCAGCGCGTGGGAGCGTTGGCGGACACGTACACGGACTTGTACTACGCCACCCGCGAGTTGGGCTTGGGGCAAGCACAGGTCCTGGCGCTCACGCGCACCGTGGCGCAGTCCTTGCAGGCCATGGGGCGCGGGGTGGACGAGAGCAGCGCTGCCGTAGACGGCCTGGCGCGCGGGCTCCAGCAAGGCGCGTTTGACGGCCTGGCGCTCAAGTCTATTCTCCGGGACATGCCCGTGCTAACGCAGGCACTGGCGGCGGGGCTGGGGACGACGGTGAGTGGGCTGACGCGCTTCGCCGAGGCGGGCGAGCTGACGGCGGAGCGTGTGGTGCAGGCGCTGAACGCGTCGTCGGAGATGGTGGCGGAAGCCGCGGCACGCGACGCGAACACGATCGGCGACGGCATGACCGCGTTGCGTAACGCTGTGGACGTGTTGGTGGACAGCCTGGGGCGGATGACGGGCGCTGGGGAAGGTGTGGCGGGCGTGCTGGGGCGCCTGGCCTCGTTCCTGTCTGAAAACACGGCCGCCGCTGAAACGTTGGTGGTGGTGCTGGGGACGGCGGGTGTAGCCGGTGCGGCTGCCGTGGCGCTCAAAGCGTTCGGGCAACTCGCGTCCGCACAGATCGCCACGGCGTTCCTGGGGCTCGTCCCTGCCGTAACGTCTGTCGCAGACGCGTTGGCGTTGGCGAGCATGGCGGCAAACGGGTTTTGGGTGGCTGTGACGGGGCCGGTAGGACGTGTTGTGGCGGGGGTTGTGGCGGGGTTGGCGGCGTTGACTGCCGGCGTGTATGCGTGGCGCCGCAGCGTGCAGCAGGCGCGCGGGGACGCGGAACAGTTCCAGCGGTCGCTGGTAGCGCTTGCGCCCGCGCAACTCAGCCAGCAACTCGCCTCCCTCGAGTCCCGCCGCATCAGCCTGGTGCGACAGCTCCAGCAGATGGACGGAGGCAACCCGCAGCGCGTGCAGGAGGTCACGAAGGCGCTGGCCGAGGTGAACGACCAGTTGGTGACGGTCACGAACGCGTACCGGAGCGCGCAAAAGGCGTCCGAAGGGACGACGAGCGCGATGAGCGTGGGCGCCACCACGCTGCGTAAGGCGTTGTACTTGGCGGGTGAAGAGCTCAAGGCGTGGCAGTCTGGCGGAGACGTGGGGCTGGCGGCGTACAAGCGCGCGGCAGAGACGTGGGCGCAGACCACCAAGAGTGCCGAAACCTTCTCCGCCGCGCTCCGCAACGGCAACGCGGAAGCGCGCACGCTGCTGGCGTTGTCCACGGACATTGAGCAAACCAACGCGCGGCTCAGTGCGTTACAGGACGGCAGCAAGGACACGCGCGCGGCCGTCGCCAAGCTCAACGCGGAGAAGTTCAAGCAGGCCGTAGACGACGTCAACCGCGCCATCGAGCAGTACAATGACAGGCTTGACCAGAGCGCCGAGCGCACGAAGGAGTGGAGCGCGCGGCAGGCTGCGGGCGCGCGGGCCATGGACGACTTGCTGGGCGGCTTGCAAAAGAGCACGGCGTATCAGCTGCTCGAGAATGACGCGCGGCGGAAGGGCGCGGAGGAGCTGCGGAAGTTCCAGGTCTGGCGCGCGGGGGAGCTGGCCGTCGAGCAAGCGCTCGCCGTCGCCCGCAGCAACAACCTGGCGCTTACCGCACAGCAGCTGGCCGCCGTGCGTGAGCAAGGCGAGTCCTTGGCGCGGACGCAGCAAGAAGGGGAGAAGCTGGTAGACCAGGGCCGCGCGCAGGTGGGTGGCGCCAATGCCCTGCGGGATGCTCTGCAGGATGTATTGGGGGTGGCGCAGGGTATTGCGAGCGTGTTCGGGGACCAGGGCCGCGCGATTGCTGTCGTGTTGGGCGGGGTGGTGCAGATCTGGCAGGTCTTGGAACGCGCTCGCGCGGCCGCCAAGGCTGCCGATGCTGCAAAGACGGCGTCGAAGACGGCGGACGCGGGAAGCGCGGCGGCTGCGGGGGCGGGCAGCCTTGGCGCGGGGGCGGCGCTGGGGGTGGCGGGCGTTGTGCTCAGTGTCGGCGCGTCGCTCTACAGCGCCTTCGCTACCAACGCACGTAAGCAGGCGCAGGAAGCGGAGCAGGCCGCGGAGCGGTTCAGTGCCGCTATGGAGCGCTTTCGGGAAGCGATTCGCGGCCCCGTAGACAGCGTGCTCCAGCAGATTGACCGCGTGGACAAGGCGCTCAGTGACGCGTTGGCGGCGGATGCCGCGCAGCGCAGCAAGACCCCCACGCGGCAGGTCTACAACGTCGACACGCGACTTTCGGACCGGCGCGTGGCAGAACTGGGCGCGTCGTACGTACGCCAGTTGCAGGCGGAGATGTTTCGCGCCATCGGACAAGGGTGGCAGGCGACGTTGGCGCAGATCCAACAGGCGTATGACGAGCGAGAAGCGGCGCTGCGGGCGCTGTACGAGCGAGCGGCGATCAGCGAGGCAGACTACCAACGCGCGCTGGCGGACAGCAACACGATTCGCGCGCAAGCGGTGGCGCAACTTGAAGGGGAGCGGCGCGCGCTGGAAGCGCGGCAGCAGGCGGAAGAGGCTCGAGCGCTGTCCGAGCGCCGGACGTTCGCGAGCAACCTCGACGTTCTGAACGCACAGAACCAGAGCGACCCGCTCGAGGCGGAGCGCATTCGGATACGAGAAGCGGCGGCGCAGCAGGTGGACAGCGCTCGCGCGCTCTACGATGCGGGGAAGATTACGCAGGGATGGTTCGAAAACTTCACCAGCGCTACGCTGCGGGGTGCAGAGCTCGCGCTGCAACGCGCCACGGCCGCGCAAGCCGAAGCCGTACAGCGACAGCAGGAGGACCTGGCGCTCCGGCGCGTGCGCGCCACGCTGCCACCCGAGCAGGCCGACCAGGAAGCGCAGCGCATCGCCAACCGGCGGGAACTGGCCGACGCGTCTTCTGACGCCGTACGGGCGGAACTGGCCTACATCCAAGTCCTCGAGGCTACCCAGCGCGCCAAGGAACAGCGCGTCGCGCTGGAAGAGCGCCTGGGGTCCCTCGAACAGCAGCGGTTGGGCGTTCTGTCGGGGCTGGAGGGCGCGGAGGGTGTCCGAGCGGCGCAGGAGTTGCGCGCGCTGGAGCGGGCGAGCGCGTTGGCGGCGGCCCGTACGGCGGAAGAGAAAAGCGCGATTCAGCGGTTGTTCGACACGCAGGACTACGTGGCTGCACGGCGCGCAGAGCAGGAGGCGGCGCGAGCGGCCATGGAAGCCGCCGGGCAGTACGTCTCGTACAAGCAGGCGGAGGCTTCGGCCACGCTGTCCGCGGCGGAAGCCTCGCGGCAAGCGGCACAGGCGGCACGCGAGCTGGCGTCGGTGCAGGCCGATCTGCAAGTGCAGCTCCTCCGGGAAACGGGGCGGCAACAGGAAGCGGCGCGGCTGGAGCTGGACCAGTGGTTCGACCAGCGGCGGGCGGAGCTGCGCCGGCTCGGCGCAAGCGCTACGGCACTGATCATGCTGGAGGACCTCTACAACGCCAAGTTGCGCAACCTGCTCACGTCGTTCGCACAGACGTCGGGGCAGGGGGCAAAGGCCACGCCGGCGCCGGCACCTGTGCTCCCGCCGCCCCCGTCGATGGATGCGCCGTATCTCCGACCGCGAGACGAGGTGTACGACAACGTCAACCGCGTGTCGGTCACCACGTATACGCCCGCGCCGTTAGATGCCGGCGTGAAGCAGCTTCTGGAGTACACGGCCACACTGGTGTCCGTGGTGCAGCGCATTGACGCGCGGTTGGCGTTGCGGTGGGGGAGTGCGCAGCCGACGCCCGCCCCCGCGCCGCAGCCGGTAACGTGGGACGCGGCAGAAATCGACCGGCAGCTTGGCCGGTTGCAGATGGACCAAGGCCGAGCGTTGGGAGTGCCTACGAGCGTATGATGAACTGCGACGTGGAGGTGTGGTCGGATTGGGAGGCGGTGTTCCCGTCCGGCCGGCTGTTCCCGCTACACCCGGTTGTCGAGCACCGGGAAGTTTTGTCCTTGCAGAGCGCGGACACGTACACGTGCGTCGTCCCTGCCACCGTGGCCGAGCGGCTGACACCCCGCCAGGTGTTGCGCGTAGAGTCCGACGCGGGCGTCACCGAGTGGCGGCTGACGGACATTGAGATGGACAACCACAGCGCGGTAGCAACGTTGCGTGCGGCCAGCCCGTTGCTCGACTTGCAGTCGTGCGGGCCGGTGAAGATTCCCGGGACGACGGGGACGAACGTGCCCTGGTTGTACACGTTCGAAGAAAAGCTCACTACGCTGTCCTGGCTGAACAACCGCGTGATGGGGAACGCGGCGGAGTACGGTTTCGACAAGTGGCTCTACATCGACACGGTGGAGGACGCGAGCGATATCCTGCCCATCCGCGTCGACCAGTACACCCCGCTCCGCTTGTTGCACGAGATTCAGCAGCTGACCGGCCTCGAGCGGCAGCTGGTGCGCGTCGGGACGCGCTGGGCGCTGCGGCTGGTGCGCGCGGTGAACAGCACGCGGCCAGACTACCCCGTCGTGGTTGGCCGGACACTGGCGCAGGCAAAGGACGTGCGCAGTGACCGCGCACTGTCTACGGTGGTGATTCCGATCAAGACGGACAGCACGCAGTCGACGAACAACCCGTACGGGATCTCTGAAGCCGTCTGGCGCATCGCCAATGCGGAACTCATTGCAGGAACAGACTACTGGGTGACGCTCGAGGATCTCTATGGCGGGGACGGCCCGCTGCTCGAGAGCAAGCAGCTCGTCGGGAAGTACCTCGAGACGCGCAACGGCTCGACGCGGAAGCTCATTGCAGATAGCCGGGTGTTCTTCGACGCGAACGGCGTCGCGATCCACCAGGTGCGCATCAACAGCACCAGCGTGGGTGTCGGGAACATCAACTATCTGCGGTTCACGTCGGACTTGACGGGGGCGAGTCCGTGGGTGCGCAACAACATCACGACCGCTACCGCCACGGCTGTCTTGAGCGGTCGCGTACCCATGTACCGCTTGCGCAGCTCCAGCACCGTCAGCCCGTACCAGTACACCGAGATTCCCGCGGGCACGTTGACGAATGCGGGCGCGGGGTGGGTGTACTCTGCGTACCTCAGGAAAGACGCCACAGAAGCGGGCGTGACGCGAATCAACATTTTTGATGTTGCGGGGGGCGTGACGCTTGCCGAAGTCACGATCACCTGGACCAACACCCCGCCCACACTGGCGCAGGTGGTGGGCACCGGCGCGCGGTTCATCGAGGTGGAAACGGATACGTGGAGGCTGGAGCTGCCGCTCACGGCGGTTGGGACCGGCGTGACGCGTATCATCATGTACCCCGGAGACTTCACGTCGGGCAAGGCCGTGTTGACGGGTGGGTGGCAATGGGAGGACGGGGATACGGCCACGTCTTTTGGCCCCACCGACGCGTCGGGATACCCAACCGCCGACTTGACGATCGGTGCGTTTGCAGCGTTCAAGGTCAACACCGCAGGCGACGGGCTGACGGAGTTGGAGAGCCCCAGCGGGCTGGCGCGCTACGGGCGCGCGGTGGGGTACTTGAGCATCAGCAACGCGCGGTCGGAACGCAACTACGTGGCGAACGGGGGGTTTGGGGACACGTACGATGGGCGGTTGGTGAATGGCGGGCAGGTGGCGGCGGGCGGGGTGGCCAGTGGCGTGCTGGCGGTGCCCGTCGAGAACATGCCCCCGCGTCTGACGGTGCCCGCCGGTGCGAAGCTGGTCATTGCCGGCACGACGTACACCGTGACCGACTCGTACCGGCTGAGCAGCACGGGGACGGGAACGCTGCCTATCAGTCCAAAAACCGTGTCCAGCTACAGTGGTGCGACGAGCGTGACGTTGGCCATGCCGTTACGGGTGAACGGGTGGACCCGCTACGGTACCAACACGGACGCGGAGCCTTGGCTGCGTAGCGCGTGTGACAAGACGCTCGTGTCTTATGTGGACGGCACGCAGGCGGCGGGGTTGGACACGCTGACGGTGGATGGGCTGACCCCCGGAGACCAATACTTCCGCGGGGAGCGTTTGGTGATCGATGGGGAGGCGCTGACGGCCAACGGCCACGTGTGTATCGACAACACAGGTCGCGCGGCCGTGCC